TCTCATGTCTTAAGAGTTAACAGTGGTTTGCCACAATGGGGTCAAGTTGGTAGTGACGGCATTGCTGAATCTGCTATTACTACAGGCAAAATTGCTGATGGTGCCATCATGAATGTTGATGTCAATGCTTCTGCTAATATCGCTTATAGCAAATTGTCTTTGTCTAACTCCATTGTTCTTGGCGACCTTGCTGCAGCATTGGTTACTTATCTTGTTCCTGTAGGAACCATCAGCGCTTACGCTGGTGATACTGCACCTAATGGTTGGTTGATGTGTGACGGCACAAGCACCTCTGGATACACAGCGTTGGCTGCACTTGTTGGGGCAACAACTCCAAACCTTCGGGGTAAATTCCCTATGGGTAAAACTGGTTCTGGCACAGGCAGTACATTGCTTGGGTCGGGCGGGTCTAATACTATTGGTGAAACACAACTACCTTCTCACGCCCATAGTGCTGGAACTTTGGCTGCGGACGCTGTCGGCACTCACGGTCATAGTGGTGGAACAAATTATGGTGGAGAACATAACCATACCTACAACCAGACAACCGTTTCACAAAGAACAGTATTTAATGCTGCAGACCAAACAGACGATGTGGTTCTAGCCTTCGTTTCCTCAAATACATCAACTGCAGCAGACCACTTCCATATTATTGGTCAAGACGGGGCACATGGTCATACAATTTCTGGTGCTACCGCCACTAAAGGTTCAGGCGTTGATTACTACCAGCCATTCGTTTCCGTCAACTACATCATCAAATACTAGGCTAAGATACCCACCATGATTACAATACAAACACTCGTCCTCCGAATCTTTGGGGTATTCGGCTCATCCGCACTCGCAGCCGTAGCAGGTGGCGCAATCTTCGGAGTTGAACTCTGGAAATCAGCAGCCATCGCAGGTGTAGTAGCCGCAGGTAAAGTAACTGAAGCGTTGCTTCGTTCATGGTCTGAAGATGGCAAGTTAACTAAAGAAGAAGTTGCAGCAGCCTTCGGCAAAAAGGCGTAGCCGTTACGCCCTGATAGGGGTTGTACTTTCCATACTGTTCCTAGCCTCTAGTGCTAGTGCAGAAAATCCAATCATCACTGGTATCACTGATTACTGGTTTGAATATACCGAGCCGACACAGTTTGAGGCACGGACATACATGGTTGACGGGCATCCGTCTGACCCTCAACTGTGGCTATACGACGAGCAAGGTGTTTTACTTGTCAGCGTTGACGACCATTTCGGTTTACAGTCATACATCTCCAGAGAGGTACAGCCTGGTCGGTACCGTCTGCGGGCGGGTACTTGCTGTTGGCAACCAGATATTTGGCGTGGAGGTAACGGCTGGAATGAACGGTATGAGTTGAGTTTCAATGGGGAACCAGCGAATACCACCTCTACTACTGAGGAGCCGACTACTACCACTTCGTCTACTAGCACGACCTCTACTTCTACCACCTCTACGACCAGTACCACCACAACATCTACGACTACTACAACCAGCACGACATCTACAACTAGCACTACATCTACGACTAGTACGACATCTACAACCCTTGCACCAACGACCACAACAACGCTGCCACCAACAACAACCACGGTACGCCCAACGACAACAACCACATCGTCTACCACCACCACAACAGTAACGCCCACAACAACCACAGAGTTGCCAACAACCACCACATCTACTGTTCCCATTCCTCAAACAACTGTTGCTCCATTGCCTGTGCTAACCACGACAACGGTAACCATGCCAACAACTTCAACAAGTACATCCACTACCTCCACTACAACAACAACGACAACGCTACCACCAATGGTTGTGCCCCCTGTCGTAAGTCCTGAAGTGGCTGTGGCTTTAGCCACCAACCCTGAAGCGTTGGCTACCATCACCGCTGAAGAAGCAACCCAAGTCTTTGACGCTCTGGTAGTTGATGACTTAAGTGAGGAACAATTGGTTGCCCTTGTCTCGGCAGTTCAGGATGCACCCGTTGCTGTCCGTGAATCATTTGAGAAGTCAGTCAATGTTTTCAGTGGCGCAGTAGACACCTATGTCCCCATCGGTAGCACGGTACCTGTCAGTACCCGCCGTGCCCTCATCGCCATCACAATCATGACCTCACTCATGGCTATCCCAACTAAACGAAAGTGATAAAGTACAACCTATGCGTAAATATCTAGGAGCCATCATCAGCCTCTCGCTGTGGTTAACCAGCACTGGACTTATGCTTATCACCCTGTCTGGGGATACGCTCAGTAAGGCTCTATACATTAGTGCAGTTGCCTTCGTTATAAACATAATTGCTATTGCCGCTGGCATCGGTATAGACGAGGAATAAAATGCGCAAGTACAGTTACTACCCTGCTTTTGACGGCAAAGGCGCACAGCCTGGAACCGAGAAACTATCTGCGCTTTGTGCTGCCCGTTGGAAGACAAAGAATCTGGGGATTTATTCCCCAAGATTGATGCGTAACTCTCACACTGAGGGCAAGAAGATAGGCGACCCTGGCATGGAGAAATACCTGAGTGTCCATGCTACTGGGGCTGCGGTAGATATCGGTTACTCTGACCGCAAGGTTGGCGTAGCCATGTGGGATTGGTTCATTAAGTACACCAAGGAACTAGGCATTGAAGAGATGCATGACTACGCATTTGATGCAAACCCTAAGGACAAGAACAAGGGCTACGGAAGAGGCTTCCGTTGCTCAAGAGGAGAAAATTCTAAGGGGGTCAAGGTGTTTAGCGAGTCCGATAATGCTGGTTCATTCGGCGGTTTTTGGTTGCATTTAGAAATTTCTCCAGAGATGGCTAAGGACGCTGAAAAATTTGAAGCAGCGTGGCGTGCGCTACCTAAGCCTGCATAATGGACATCGTTAGTGTTCTCGCTACAATTGCTGGGTCTATTGTTTCTATCGGCGTTATCTATCGTGGTGTTGTTAGACCAATTTTTCGGTGGGCACAACGACTAGATAAAGCAATCACTACTGTTGAGATGCACATGAAAAACAATGGTGGTGCTTCATTGCGTGATGCTATTGACCGTATAGAAAATCGTATTACAAAACTTGAGGACTTTGTAACGAAGCCTCGGTAGTGATAGAGTCTTAAGTCCTATGACTAACGAAGCGATTGAAACTCTCCTCCATTTCCTATCTAAAATCCATGTGCAACCAGCACAACAAGACCAGTTCTTCTGGGCTGTTAAACAGTTAGAAGCCTTACGCACCAAGCAAACGCAAGCAGCCTAAACCTCTACTATTATTGAGGCATGGCAAATACCCGTGACCTTTTTATGTGCCCGCAATGCGGAGAGATGTGGCTGTCAAGAACGGGGCGGTACTGTGTTGAGTGCCGAGTGGAAGGGGAACCTCTTGATGACCCAACAGACGACTGAGTTCGCACCGCAAGAATACCCTGTCGCTCTCATCTACTGGGCTGATGCCTGTGGTGGTGATGCAGGTTGGTTAGCACTTGACGAAGTAGAAGACGACGGTGAAGTAATGGTGCAGTCAGTAGGCTTTCTTATACCTGTTGGCGATGCTGGTTCTAAAGAAAACCACATGACTTTACTGCAAAGTATCCACGATGGCGAAGGTATCAACTTGTTTTATATCCCTGTTGCAATGGTCAGGAAAATTGTTTTACTAAACGCTTGACATTGACACACCCCACCTGTACTCTGTGACGCAACAACTGTTACACAGAGAAGGGGAAGTTAAATGACTTTCAATCGTTACCGTATCCACAAAGAACCACACGGTTCACAAGCATGGCTGAATCAGCGTTACATGGATGAGCAAGGCAACCGCCGTATCTCAGCCAGTGCAGCAGCCGCTATCTATGGCTTGCATCCTTTTGTAAAGAAAGACCATTATGCAGCCGAACAACTATCAGGTGTGGCACCTACACCTATCACCCCTAATGCGGCGATGGAGACAGGCAACCGCCTTGAAGACACCATCATCTCATGGGCTGGCGACAGGCTCGGTGTTGAATTTGAAACACCAAAGGAACTGTTCTGTTACGACACAGACAAGGGTTGTCATCTCATCTCCACCCTTGACGGATGGAACGAGGAGACACGCCACATCCTTGAGGTCAAGACCACGAGCCGTGAGTATTCAGGTACCTTGCCTGATTACTGGCGCATCCAAGGCATCACTCAATACATTTGTGCTGACGCTAAGCGTGTGACATGGGCTGTATTTGACAACACTCTGCGTCTCACATTGGTTGAGCAGGTCATCACCGAGGAAGAAGTTGCTGAACATATTGAAGCGGTGACCGAGTGGTTGAATAGTGTTGAGTTAGGCATGACACCAGCAGGTGTTAAGTGGTCTTATGAAACCATGCAGACTAGGTATCAGCGTCCCGTGTCACGCACGGTTGAGTTGCCTAGTGAAACTGCTGACTTAATACAGAGGTTGCGTCATGTACGCAATGAACTTGCATCGTACAAGCAGTTAGAAGATGAATTAAAAGCAGAGGTTTGCGAGTTGCTAGGTGACGCAGACACCGCTATATTGAATGGTGTCACGGTTGCGACATGGAAGGGACAGAAGCGGGAATCATTTGACTCCAAAGCACTACGCCTTGCCCACCCCGACCTTGCCAAACAATTTATTAAAGAAGTACAAACCCGTACATTTCTCTTGAAGGGAGAAAAATAATGGAAACAGAAAACACCAATGAACTACTAAAGGTACTGAATAAGTACGCAGTACCAGACCCGAAGATTGTAGGCAAACTACCCAAGGGCGGAAGTTCCTTGTCCTATGTCGGGCACGCAGACATCACTCGTATCTTGATTGAGATTGACCCACATTGGCGGTTGGTTCCTATTGCATGGGACAACGGACGACCAGCAATGAATGTTGTGAATGACATGGCAACCATGTGGTTTGAACTTACCTTGCTCGGCACAGCACGCCTTGCTATCGGGTCAGCAAAATCCAATGCTCCTGACCTAGACAAAGTTCTATATGGAGATGCGTTACGCAACGGAGCCATGCGTTTCGGTATTAGTCTTAACCTTTGGACGAAGCAGGAATGGGAAGACCTAGACCACAACCCAGTCCCGTCTAATCCACGCCCGTCAGCCCCCGCCAGTGCCCCTGAGCAGGCTCCTAAGCAGGCTAAACCCAAGACCCTAACCCCACTGTCACAGGCACAGATTGACCAGTTCAACACCGCCTGTGAAGCCAAAGGTATAACACCCCTAGCGGTAGCCCTCAACGCTGGCATCCCCGAAGGTACCCCTTGGATGGAGTCACACCTCCCAGCCCTACGGTCAGCCTTCAAAGAACTTGCATCATTCAAGGACGGCGAGTAATGGCTAACAAAGAATTACTTGGATGGTGTGGACACCCCGTTGGGTTTGGTTCCATCATTTGTGACAGTTGTCGTAATGAAGCAAACAAAATTATTGCATCAAAGAAGAATAGAAAGAAGAAAGTCAATGGCTAACAAAAGAACCGTAGACCCAACCGCTAGTGAAGCATCAGCCCACATCATCGGCTTACGGGTAACACCATCACAGTTAGAACAGATTGCTTTCTTATGTAAGCAACGAGAAACAAAACGGTCACAACTATTCCGTGACTTAATCCGTCAGGAACTAGAACGAGAACTTGCTAAGTAATGTCCAGTTACGAGGAACTTCTTGACAACATGGAAGAACGAAACAAACTGTTGAGCGTTCAACTGAAGCAGACACAAGCAGAGGTGCAGGAGTGGAGACGCATAGCCAATGCGTTAGCCCACGCCAGTGCCCTGTCAATGGATAAGAACACACCACTGGTAGCGCATGAGTATTACCGCAAGTGGGAACAGAAGAACAGGGCGTGGTGGGGTGTCTGATGAACGCATACATGGTCGCTCTACCTACCTGAAATACAAATGCCGATGCACCGTATGTGTTGAGGATGCAAGGAAATACCGTGTTGATAG